GGCCTGTGCCGTGAACCATTGCGTCCGTGCCCGCGCTTCGGCCTCTTCCGGCCGCTCGCCGGTGGGTTCTTCGGTCGGCTCTTGCCCGGGTTGCAGCATGCCGTCGGGCAGGCCGGTGACAGGCAACTTGAGGTCGATTTCGCGCTGCATGTCTTCGGCGCGCTCTTGGTCCACCAGGTCGGGGTCGTCGCCGCGTTGGCCGACCACGCTGGACCGGCTGCGGAAACCGTTTTCGACTTCGAGGGCTTTACCCTGCACGTCTTGTACAGGGTGGATGTACTCCCAGCCGTGCGGTGCGTGCTCGACGCGGCGCACGCTGTCGACTTCCGACAGGTCGATCTCGCCGGCCAGCAAAGCGGCTTCAGCGAACCAGTCGATGATTTTCTGGCACATCTGCGGGATGATGATTTGCCACTGGCGCTGTGATGCAAAGCGCCGGAACTCGGTGAGCACCACGCGCAAGGTGCGGTCGCTCACGTTGGCGATGTCGCCCGAATAAATCTCGTAGGGCAAACCGCCGCCGGCGGCTGTGCCCAGGTGCGACGTGCGCATGTACTCGCCGTAGTTGGTGCCGGCCTCGGGTGGGTTGGCGAACTGCACGCTCTGCCCATCGTCCAACTCTTGCAGCAGGCCGGGGCGCATGGGCACCAGAGGTGAACCCTCGCCGTCAAGCGCAGCCTCAAGGCCGGTCAGCGCCGAGGCGTTGGGGTCGGTCGGGTCGGACGGCGGCAGCGTGCGCGAAATGAACGCCACAAACAGGTTGGCGATTTTCTGGCGTTCAAGCGTGGTGTCTTCGTAGTCGAGGACGTTGCGCAGGCGGGCCAGGATGGGCGCCAAGATCGGCACACCGCGCAGCGCGCCGATGCGCTTGGGCTCATACATGTGGAACATGTCGGCAGCGGGGACGCGAACGAGGTCGTCGGCGCCCGGCAGGCGGCTCAGGCCGGCGGTGTCACCCGGGTGCTTTTTGTAGACCCAGTACGCCACGCGCTTGCCGCGGCGGTCGAACTCGATGCCCGAACGAATCTCGTTGCCCGGCGGCATGCGGTCGTAGACCGTGGCGTCGAACACCGGCACCATGTCGGACTCCAGCAGCTGCACCTGCAGCGGCACGCGCAGGCCGTCGTCGGTGCGGCGGTAGCGGCGGCGGCCAAACATCTCGCCGCGTTCCATCCAGGAGCGCACGGCCAGGGTCTGCATGCCGTACAGGTCGAGCACGTTGTCGGCGTCGGCGTCGCGCACGAAGTCAGACCAGATGTCCGCGATCTCCTGCTTGCGGGTTTTGTTTTTGATGCGGCGAAAGCGCGGCGTGATACCGATGCCGATCAGGTTGGTGGTCCACTTCTGCACCACCGACTCGCCCGACCAGTCGTTTCGCACCGCGTCGCTGGACCGGTCACGAAGGGGCTGCAGGCTGCCGTTGATAGCCTCGTTGGGGCCGCTGCTCGGCGGGTTCCAGCCGACCATGCGGCGACCTTTTCCGGCCGCGTCGTAGCGGTTCATAAACTTGGAGATCGCCCGCGCTACCTCGACCTCTTGGGCGGTGGCGGTTGCGGGTTTCTCTTTTGGCGGGCGCCCCATGCGCTTGCCGTTGACGCTGAACTTGGCCATCAATCGTTATCCCGGCCGGCGTAGACGGCGTAGTTTTGGCGCGAGCGCTTGGTGGGTGAATCAGCCGCCTCTTGCGCGCGCAGCTGCTTGACCATGTTGTCGCGCGCCTCGATCAAGCTCGTAGCGGTGTTGTAGGTGATCGTCTGCCCGCCCAGGGTGACCGAGCGCACACCGCTGCCGATGGCCTTGGTGAGCTTTTCGATGTAGGTGCGCAGCGTGGCTGCTGGGACGATGGGTGTTGACATGCACCGCAGTGTCGCGGTGTGTCGCAAAAAGACGCTGCGGTACTTTTTCGGTAAAAAGTCGAAAGTCCGAAAAAGTAAAAAGAAACCCGGCGCGCGGCCGGGTTAAAGGGGGTGGGGAGACACCGGAAAAAAGTTCGATGGCGGTTGGCTGCGTACAGGGGAATCGAACCCCACCCTGCAACCACGGGGGCCACCCGGCAGGGTTCCTAACAACGCCCGATCACTCGGACCACCATCGTGGGTGCCTGCGTGGCCTCTGCCGCGAACCCGCAGCAGCACAAGCACTCACGATGGCCCTCGGACTGGCCCGAGGCTTGTCAGATCACTATCGGACGCCGTTGTCAAGGAGAGTCCCATGAAAGGTCTCGGCCCCAACTATATCGCAGTTGCAACACTAAAGCGAGGCCACCGACGAACGGCGCGCTTTTCGCTTCGGCGGCGGTAGGTGCAACGGTTGCCGCACGCTGGTGTCGGCCACTGTGGTGTTCTGCTGCTGCTCTCGGCGGTCGTCGGCGGCTACGAGCATGCTGTTGCGCTCCAGCGGGGCGAAGCCGGCGGGCACGAGCGCCCAGTCTTTCACCCGGAACACGCCCAGGTGGATCATCAGTGCGCGGATCATGCGGCAGTGGTCGACCGTCTCGTTGCGCGCACGCAGTTTGGTCCACACGCCGTCGGCGCCGCGCACCTCGGCCTCAAGCTCGTCAAAAAAGGCGTCGCTGACCCAGCCCTCGGTGTGGGTGACGGGGTGGCGCGGGGCCGGAAAGTGGATGTAGCCCGGACCGGCGGTCTGACGGCGCAGGCCGGCGTCCACCTCGTCGGACAGCTTGTTCGGGTTGCAGTGCAACAGCGGGATGTCGTTGCGCCCCTTGCTCCCGATCTTGCCCACCAGTGTCTCGCGCATGTTCGGCGCGTCGCGTGTGCTGCCGCCTTTGTAGAGCGCCACGCGCTTGGCGAAACCGAGCGTTCTGACGCGGCGAAACCAGGCGTAGGCGTTGTGTGTCACGCCGCTCTTGGTCTTGTCGGAGTTCTTTTTGTCGGCCTCACCGCCGGTGTCGACGATCATTGCCAGCGGTTTGATCTCCAGACCCGGCATGGTGGTGCGCCAGGTGCCGGCGAGGATGCGGTCGGTCAGCACGTCCCAGTCTTCGGGGTAGCTGGCCGGGTCGATCGGGGCAAAGTCGTCCAGCGTGGCCCCGGGCCGCTTGGATTTCGTGAGCTTGAAGCGGTCGATCACCCACTGCTCGCCTTCGACACCAACAGCGTGCACCTGCACGTCGAATCGGGCGTTCTGGCCGCCCTGCACGTCCACCGACACGAGCACCATGCGAGAGCCTTCGGGAGCAACGTAGCGCAGCAGGTCTTTTTCGGCCCGGTCGCGCGGTGTGACGCCGGTGCCTTTGGCTTCCGCGATGTGCCGAGGCATGTACGGCATACCCTGGTCGGTGTTGGTCGTTTGCTTCAGTTTTTCCTCGGAGCCTGTCAGCGCGTATTCGCGCAACCCGTAGAGGTGCTGAGCCACGATCGACTCCCACGACTGGTACGCCGCGGCCACGCCGCCGAGCCAATAGCCTCGAATGGTTGAGGTCATCGGCGTGCCGACCATGTTGTCGCCGTCGGTGAAGCGCACGCCGTCCGGCACCCAGATGCCCCGTTTGTTCAACTCCCCTTTGTGCCGGTGCTCGGGCTCGGAGCCGCAGTGCGGGCAGACCACGCGGCCGAAGTGCTTGGCCATCGCCGTGATGTCGGCGGTGCGCACCTCTTCAAGCAAGGTCTTGTCGTCGGGCATGCGGCTGAACAGCTTGAGGCCAGGGGCCGCCTCGAAGCGCCCGTGGCAATCCGGGCACGCCCAGTAGAAGCGCCGGCGGTCAGACCGGTTGTAGAGCGACAAGATGCCGCCTGTCGGCGGGGCCTCGTGCGCCGTGGCCGGTTTCCAGCTGGGGTCTTCAAACGGTTTGCCAGGGCTGGACTCCACCAGCGTCATGCCGCGGCTCAGAAAGGTGGTCGTTCGCTTTTTGGCCAAGTCAAACAGCGGGCCTTCGCCGTCCACGTTCTCGGCGTTCTCGATCCGGTCGATGTCGGTGATCGCCACGAACCTGTAAGTCGAGCCCGACACGTTGCTGACCGTCGGCCAGGCGATGCGCAGCCACATGCCGTGTTTGAAAAGGCTGTCGAACGTGTTGCTGTCCACCGCGCGTTCGGACTTCATTGCTCGCACATTTGGCGAATGTCTGATCGCTCGATCGACGTCGGTCTTGCTGAACTCGCGCGCCTTGTCCTTGGACATCTGAATGAACAGCATGTCGCCCAGGTCGTTCACCACGTTGTGGGCCATCCAACCCAAGAGCAACCCTGCAGTTTTACCCGTTCTTGCAGGGCCGACAAATACGACAGCTTCGTGCTGCCGGCTGGACAAGCCGTCCATTGGGTCGACCATGTAAGGCGTCTCTGCCGCCGACCAAGAAACTTTCGGAGCACCGGGCTGCTGAATAACTAGGTTTTCTGCGGCGCCTGTGCTGACCGACACGCGGTTCGGCGGGCGCAGGGCTTCGTAGCCCGA